GCAGCATCATCGCGGCCCCGCGGAGGCGGCCCGGCTAGCCGACTGACAGGAGGGCCGAAATGGCAGACGATACCGAATCCACCGACCAGCCGGGGTCCGCCGCGACCAGCGGTGCCAGCGAGCTCGCGCAGCTCCAGGCCGAGCTGGAGAAGTGGAAGTCGATGTCGCGCAAAAACGAGGCGCGGGCGAAGGAGAACGCCGAAAAGGCGAGCCTCTACGACGAGGCCTCGGAGAAGAACAAGTCCGAGCTCCAGAAGGCGATCGAGCGGGCCGAGAAGGCCGAGGTGCGCGCCGCGCAGGCCGAAAAGGCCAACGCGAAGGCGCGTGTCGCAGCGCAGAAGGGCATCGACCCTGACCTGCTGCCCGACGGGGACGAGGATGCGCTCACGCAGATCGCCGACCGGCTGATCGCCTGGCGCGACGCGGCCAAGCCGAAGGGCACCCCTGCGGCCGCCGCTGGCGAGCGGGGCGAGAAGGTAGGCGACCCGAAGCAGCTGACCCGCGACGACCTGAAGTCCATGACGCCGCGGGAGATCATGGTGGCCCAGAAGAAGGGCCAACTCGCCGACCTCATGAGACGAGGCCGGTAACAGCCGGCCCGCTGCGCGGGCCAGAAAGGAAAAACCGTGGCAATCGAGAACTTCATTCCAGAAGTCTGGTCCGCGAACATCATCGAGCAGTTCCACAGCGGGACGATCCTCGCATCCATCGCCAACCGCTCCTACGAGGGCGACGCGAAGTCCGGAAACAAGATCCACATCCCCGGCGTCGTCGACGTCAAGGTGAAGGACTACAAGACCGGCGTTTCCGGTAAGCGCACGACCGCCGCGGACGACGTCGCTTCGACCGGCGTTGACCTGCTGATCGACCAGGAGAAGGCGTTCGACTTCTTCGTCGACGACATTGACGAGGCCCAGTCGAACGCGGACGTGATGGGCGCCTACACGAGGTCCGCCGCCGCGGCTCTCGTCGAGGACGCGGAGTCCTACCTTGCCGGCATGCTGGCTGCTGGCGGCACCAAGCTGGCCGGCACCAAGCCGATCACTGACTGGGGCAGCGCGTACGCGGCCCTCGTCGCCATCCGTAAGGCCCTCAACGCCAAGAAGGTCCCCTCGGCCGGCAGGTACGCGATCATCTCCCCCTCGTTCGAGGAGCAGCTGCTCTCGGACGCGTCGAAGCTGACCTCGTTTCAGGGGGTCGGCGATTCGACCGCGATCCGTGAGGGCACGGTCGGCCGGCTCATCGGCATGCAGGTGATCACCGACCCGTACCTGCCCGACACGAAGCCGACCGCGATCGGCCTGGTCGCGGAGGGCTTCGTGTACGCGTCCCAGATCGATAAGACTGAGAGCCTTCGGGCGGACAACAAGTTCGCCGACCGGGTGCGCGGCCTGCACGTGTACGGCGGTAAGGTGATCCGCCCTGACGCGGTTCAGGTGTACGTCGGCGCATGATCGAACTGGCGTCCGAGACGCAGGTTGAGGCCGCGCTGGGCAGGCCCCTCGCCGATGGTGAGCGGGCCCGTGCCGGCGCGGCCGTGGCCGCGGTCTCGGTGAAGATGGATGCGGCCTCCGGGTATGCGTTCACCCCTGCGACCCGCACCGGCCTGGTGAAGGTCGGGCGGGGCCGTGTGCGGCCGCTGTTCGGGCATGTCACCCGTATCATCTCGGTGGAGGACGAGGATGGCGCCCCGGTCGAGTTCGTCGACCACGGCTCGTATGCGACGGTCGCGGTCGCGGACGACGGGGCGCTTCTGAGGGTGACGTTCACGTCGGGCTGGGAGAAGGTGCCGGACGAGGTGCAGCTTCAGGTGGCTGCTGCGGCGGCCCGCGTGCTTGCGAGCGCGGACAGTGGGGTGGCGGCCGGTGTGACGTCCCGGTCTGTGACGAATGGCCCGTTCGCGGAGACGGTCGGTTTCGCGTCGTGGGCGACGTCTGGGCAGATCGCCCTGTCCCCGGATGATCTGGCTGTGGCTCGCTGGTATGGGCCGCGGCGGGGCAGCCGGTGCTGGGTGGCTGAGCCGTGAGCGTCTCGGTGCGGGCCGCGTGGAAGGTGCGGGTTGTGCGGCGCAGGCGGGGCGCGTCGCTAGGGAAGGACCGGTACGGTAACCCGATCCCGGGCGAGTGGGCTGACAGCCCTCTTCCTGACGGCCTGTTCGCGCCGGGCGGGACGCGGGAGCCGGCCGAGCCCGGGGTGGCGGCGGTCATATCGTCCCCGGCCCTGTACTGGCCTGGCGTGCGGGTGGACGTCACCGCGTCCGACCGGCTTGTCGTCGACGGTGCCGAATGGCTGGTGGATGGCCGTCCGGCAGTGTACCCGTTGGGTACGCATGTGACGCTGAAGGGGACTGAGAAGGCGTGAAGATTCAGTGGGACAACAGCGCGTTCGGGCAGTTGTTGAGGGGGCCGGAGGTTACCCGGATGGTGGCCGAGCGCACCGAGGCGGCCGCGGCGGCGGCGGGCGACGGGTTCGGGCATGAGATACACACGGCCGGCACGCGCCCGCGGGGTGTGCTGTGGACGATCACGTGGAAGGCGAAGAAGGCGCAGGCGCGTGACGCCGTGCTTCAGCGGGCCGTCGGGGGGCCGCTGTGAGGCCGCCGGATATTCTTGAGGGACTGCTGGGCTGGCTTCCAGGTCGCGTCGGCTGCCCTGTCGTCGCGACGCGCCCTGAGCAGCCGGACGATGTGCCCGCCCGGTTCGTGCTGCTTGTGCCGGCGGGCGGGTCCGGCCGTGCCCGCCACCTGTACGGCTGGCAGGTGGTGGCGTATTGTTTCGCCGGCTCTGTCGCGGAGGCGATGGCCCTGGCCGAGGCCGTGGACGAGGCCATGTACGAGTGCCCGTCACGGTCGAGTCTCCCCGTAGCGCGGGTTTCAGGGGCCGCGCCGCAGCCTTCCCCCGACCCTGACGTGCCACTGCCGCGGTGCGAGGCAACATACCAGCTGACAGTGCTGGTCCAGTAAGGAGGGAAAACTGTGGCTGTAAATTCTAAGAACGTCCACATTTTCGGTTCGGACGATGACACCCTGTACCTGGGCGGCGTCGGTCTGGCCGGTCAGATCAAGGACCTGGCGCCGTACGCGAAGGCGCCGGACGGGCTGGTCGACTGCGGCTGGCTGACCGATGACGGCGCGGCCCTGAAGATGGACGACTCGTCCAAGGAGATTCAGGGCCATCAGGGGCACGGCGTCGTCGGCAAGTATGTCGACAAGTCGTCCACCACGTTCACCGCGGACATCATGGAGCACAAGCTCAAGATCGCCCTGTGGAACCTGGACGGTACCGCTTCCGAGAAGAAGACCGACCCGACCGCCCCTGACGGCGCGAAGGACTACGTGCAGATCAAGTTCAAGAGGGCCCGCGGCATCATCCACCTGTGCGGCATCTGGGACACCTACGACATTCTGCACGACAACGTCAAGTTCCGGTACATTTTCCCGGGCCTGGACCTGATCAAGAGGTCGGACTACAAGTGGTCCCCGACTGACGCGGGTACTTTCTCGTACAGCCTGGAGCTGACTGAGGACCCGATCATGGTCACGACCGCCCCGGCGATGCTTCCTAGCTGATACCGGCGCGTACGGTACGGGCCGCACCCTGGGGTGCGGCCCTTCCTGCTGCCCTGTGTCAGCGGTGGCGGCGGAGCGTCCACTCGGTGTAGCCGCCCTTGCGGGCGGGGTAGTCTACCTCGTCGACGAGCTCCCAGCCGGCGGCCTTGAGGGCCTCGACCCGGCTGATGGCCCGGGCGCGTTCGCGGGAGGCGTGGCCTTCGCCGGTGGTGCGGCTGGATGCTGCGACGGCTGCCCCGAGGAGCTTGGATCCGGTGAGCATGCCGGTAGCGACGCCGGCGGCGGCACGGTGCTTGAGCTCGGGATGGTCGGCCCTGACGGTTTCCCACTCATATGCGGGGTCCCGGCCGGCCATGGCGTCGGTAAGCTGTGCTGCGATGCCGGCGTAGCCGCCGGACGCCTGGACGTGTCCCTTGCGGGCATCCTCCCGAGCGGTCCAGGCCTCTTTCCTGGCCTGCTTGGCGGCGGCGATGGCTTCCTTGTCGCCGGTCTTCTTCGCCTCCTTGACGGCGGCCTTGGCGGCCCGGTAGCTGCGGCGGGCGGCGGCGAACTGTGCTGCACTAGTGGTCATTTCGGGGGTCCTTCCATCGGTGTGTGTAAGGCTAGTGTATAGCACGCCGGCGGCCCGGCGCAAGTCTACAGTCTGCCGGTGTGCTATATTTGCTGGCAGCGGCCCGGCCTCTCTGTGATCGGGGGAGCCTCTGGGGCTGGGCCGCCCGATCCCCCGCTCCCCCCAGAAGGTGATGAATCATGTCCCAGACCCGCGGCAAGGCAGTCGCGTCCGGCGCGAAGGTCCCGCAGGATCACGCCGTCCGCGCGGAGGCGGCCGGCGCCCCCGTGACTGTGACCGTGCCGCCCGAGGCGACCGGCGGCGGCGAGATCGAGGTCACGCTTCCCCGCGACCTGGTGGACTCGTACGAGGCGATCAACGTGGTCATGACCGGCTACACGATGCCTGTCGTGCAGCAGCTCGACGTCAAGGTGCGCGAGGCGATCCTGGCGGCCGCGAAGGACGAGTCCGGGAAGGTGCGCGCCTCCGTCGTGTCCCGGATTCTCGTCTCCGCGATGACGCTGGCGGCGCAGGGGGAATAGGCAGCCTCCCCTCAGTTCTGGCCGAGTACGGCCGCGAGGTGGAGGCTGATCTGCTCGAAGTGTACGGGGTCGACCTGGCCGGCCTGTACACTGGCGGGCTGACGCCCCGGCGGTGTTGGCTGCTGATTGAGCAGCTGCCGCCGGGGTCGCGCCTCGCTAGGGCGATGGGCGGCGATGGGGCGTGGGACACGCATACGCACGCGATCGTTGGGATGCTGTCCGCGATCCGGTCTGACCTGGCAGGGAAGCGGCTGCCGGCGCCGAAGCCGCCCGAGCCTGGCTGGCGCGAGAAGCAGCGTGAGAGGGAGGCGGCGAAGAGGCGCCGTGCCCGCCGCTACTATCAGAAGTAGCTGCTAGAATCTGTGCGAGGCCCCCCGGCCTGTATCCCCTGGGAAGGGTCACTGTATGGCGCTTGAGCTTGGTACCGCGTGGATCACGATCGCGCCGTCGATGCGCGGGTTCCGGTCGTCTGTCGAGAAGGAGCTCGGCGGTATCTCGACCGGCGGGGCGGAGAAGCGCATCCAGTCGGGCATGTCGTCCGCGTTCGGCACGGTCGCGAAGATCGGGGCCGGGGCGATGGGCGCGGTCGCCGCAGCCGCCGGCGGTATCGGTGTCGCTGTTGCCGGTGTGGCGGCGAAGGGCGGCATCGACCGGGCGCTGAACATTGAGGGCGCTAAGACGAAGCTTGCCGGCCTCGGGCATTCTACCGAGGATGTCGCGGCGATCATGGACAACGCGACGACGGCGGTGAAGGGCACCGCGTTCGGGCTAGACGAGGCCGCGACGGTTGCGGCACAGTTCTCGGCTGTTGGTATCGAGTCCGGGCAGAACATGACGAATGCGCTGTCTACTGTCGCGGATGTTGCGCAGATTTCCGGCAGGTCGTTGACCGATATCGGCACGATTTTCTCGTCTGTCGCGGCGAAGGGCAAGTTGGACGGGCAGGACATGCTCCAGCTCACCTCGTCCGGCATCCCTGTCTTGCAGCTGCTGGCGGACAAGCTGGGTGTGACGTCCGGCGAAGTGTCTGACATGGTGTCGAAGGGGAAGATCGACTTTCAGACGTTCGCGGACGCGATGCAGGCAGGCATGGGCGGTGCCGCCTTGAACGCGGGGAACACGTTCGAGGGCGCGCTGTCGAATGTGAAGGCGGCCCTGTCGAGGCTCGGCGCGTCCGCTGCGACGCCGGCGTTGGACGCGCTGCGGGTGCTGTTCACCGGTCTGATCCCTGTGATCGATCAGATGACGGCGGCGTTGAAGCCTTCGATGGACGCGCTGGGGCCGCAGCTGACGGCGGCCGCGCAGTCTGCGGTCGGAAGTTTCGGGCAGCTGGGTGAGGTGCTGGGGCAGTCGCTGGCGGCGGCGATGCCGGCCGTGTCGGACGCGCTGGTGCAGCTGATCGGGCTGCTGCCGCAGATCATCGGCGCGGTGGGGCAGCTGCTTCCGCAGATCATCCAGCTGGCCGCGCAGGTGCTGCCGATGGTTGTGCAGGCGGCTGTGCAGCTGATGCCCGCTGTCTTGCAGATCGTCGGTGTCGTCGCGCAGCTGATGCCGACGGTCGCGCAGTTGGCGACGGCGCTGCTCCCGATCCTTGTCGCGGCGCTGCTTCAGATCGTGCCTGTCATAGTGCAGGCCGTCTCTGGGGTGGCGCAGTTCGCGGCCCAGAACACTACTCTGATGGGTGTGCTGGGGATCGTGGCCGGCGCGGTTGTCGCGCTTGTCGCCGCCTACAAGGGCATGATGGTCGTTCAGCAGATTTCGTCGTTTGTCAGGACTATGGCGACCGGGCTTCAGTTGTTGTCGACGGGGCAGGCGGCGGCGGCCGCGTCGACCGCCTTGACGACGGCCGGCTACACCGCGAACGCTTCTGCCGTGGGGATTTTGACGACCGCGCAGGGGGCGTTGAACGCGGTGATGTCCATCAACCCGTTCATCCTCATCGGGATCGCGATCATCGCGTTCATCGCGGTCATAGTCCTGCTGTGGAACAAGTGTGAAGGGTTCCGTAACGCTGTCACCGCGATATTCGGCGCTGTCCGCGACTTTTTCGTGTCGGTGTGGAACGGGATGAAGGATGCGGCGGAGGCGGTCGCGAACTGGTTCACGACGTCTGTCGTGCCGGTCTTCGAGGCGGTGTGGAACGGCATCAAGATCGGGCTTGACGCGCTGAAGAATTTCTTCCTGACCGCATGGCAGGTGATCAAGGATATTGTGGCCGTTGTCGCCACCGCGATTTATCTCGCGCTGCTTCCGATCATCTGGTTCTGGCAGAACGTGATGGCGCCTACCCTTCTGTGGCTGTGGCACAATGTTTTCGAGCTGGCCTGGAACGGTATTAAAGCGGTCGTTGAGGCGGTTGCGGGCTGGTTCACGGG